TTTGCGGGTCTTGGCAGGGATAGCGAAAGCGGTCTTCACAGCCAGTGAGAAACACAAGCAGCACAGACAGAAACCAAACTTCATACACATTCATTTCTCTTTCTCCCTTTGCTTTTGCTCGACTTGCCTTCTTAACGCTTCTACTTTTTTAATCTGCTCACTAACCTCTGTCTTTGCTTGCAAGATGTCCATGTACAACATTGCGCCAATCGGAAGCAGCAACACTACGAGCAAACAACAAGCTATCCACCCCACTACGCTCTCCCAGTTCTGCTTAAGAGGCCTACGATCAGCCACAGGTACAGCAGGAAAAGAGTAGTCGCTACTAGGTAAGCTACTTTTTCGTTTGAAAGACGCTCCCTTTCCTTGCGTTGCCATTGATCTGCATCTCTTTTCTTTCTAGCTTTTTCCTGCTCTCCAGCAATAATTTCCCTCATAGAAAACACTTCTGAGTACAGAGCCCCCATCTCTGCTGGGGCTTGAAAAACCATGCACTCTCTTATCTGTACAACCAAAAGATCAAACTCTTGCTGGGCCATCACGCGCTTGAGCGCCGACTCCATTAAATTTTGATCTGGGTCGTAAACATTCCTGCTCTTCTCTTCCTCTTCCCTGATATGTGCTGCTAACTGCTCTTGGAGCTTAAAGAACTCAGTCAAGTGTTTGACAATATCAATCTTGACCTGAGTCTCGTCAACAGCTACATAAGCATTCTTTTTTCGCGTCTGCTGTACAGGCTGTTTGGCCGCTGGCTTTGATCCGAATAGCTTTGCCCAAAATCCTTTGACCTCGTTGACAGCACCAGCAGCTTCTTCAATAGTGGACTTGACCTCCATGAAAGATTCTTTGCATTGCTTATACAAAGCAGTGCCTTGCTGGATTGCACTAACACAGGCTCTTGCTGCCAGGAGGAGACTGATGGGGTCCACATCGTTACAGTCCCAACATCTTCTTCACAATGTCGGCGGCAACGCCAGGCCCAAACAAGATGGCGGCAATGACGATGTAGAGCTGAATCTCAATCTTCTGCATCCTGCCCTTGCCACCCTCCAGCTTTTCTTCGATGGATTTATATCTCTCATCGCAAATCGCCTGGTGGACGGCAAATTCCTTTTCGATGGACTCGCTCATAAAAGTTGACTTGCTGCCACTTGAGCCTGATAAGCGGCAATGTTCGGTAAGTTCAATCATATTTATGCTCTTTTGAGTGCGTCTATTTCAGCTTTGAGTTCTTGAATGGCTTTTACTAATATTGGCACTAAAGACTCCCCGTTATATTTGAGGTTTTCAGAATCTTTGTTGTCAATAACAACTGAGTTAGCACCTTCGAGCGCAAGAATGTCTTGTGCTAAAAATCCATATTTAACATCACCAATTGGATTTTTGTCTGTGCGATTGTCTGTAAATTGATACTTAACAGGATTTAACTGCTTTACAAATTCCAAGCCATGTGGAACGGGAGTTATGTTTGTCTTATCTCTAGCGTCAGAAGTAACAGTCCAAGCCACTTTAATATAGGCGTTGGTTGTTGAATTGTTACCAAAAACACCATAATTGTTTTGAGTTGTGATATTTACTACTGCATCTGTACCCGCCTCCCTACCAATGCAAATATTGTTAAGACCTGTTGTTGCATTTTTACCAGCGTTTTGTCCTACTGCAACTCCATAATATCCTGATGATAAGTTTTCAAACGCACTAGCACCTATAGCAACACCAGCACCACCACTACTATTTGAAGAGTACAGAGCCTTATAACCTACAGCTACATCTTGACCACCACCGCCTGTATAAAGTGCTTGAGTACCAATTGCAGTTGAATTTGCAGTAGCACCACTGGTTGAAATACTATACCCCGCCTGATAGCCCACTGCGGTAGTGTTTGCTGCCGTGGTAGCTGAGTACCCCGCCTGATAACCTACAGCAGTTGATTGAGAACCTGTGCTGTTTGCCACCAAAGCACTAGCACCCACCGCAGTGTTGGTAGACACAGAACCAGCACCTCTGCCGACTGTGAGTCCTTCAATAGAACCCGCACCAGTAACACCCAATGTGCCAGAAGCCGTTATGTTTGCAAAGCCTGCTGTACCAGTGAGCGTTGGAGATGCGGATAAAACATTGCTACCAGTGCCAGTGCTTGTGCCAACGCCAGTGCCGCCCTTAGCCACTTTTAAAAGTGGACCAGCGTCAAACAAGGCATCGATTAAGTCTAGGTCCGTATTTACCTTGGTTCCCCATGTATCTGTTGAAGCACCGACCTCGGGCTTTGTCAGTAATAGGTTGGTTGTAGTTGAGTCTGCCATGCTGAAATCTCCTATGCGGCCTGTTGCCAAGTGATTGAATTGTCTGCTAAATCAGACCAACTTTCTGATGTGTCTGCAACTGGTGACCAGCTCTCTGATGTATCTGGAACAGCACCCCATCCATACCCAATGATGATGCCGACAGCGCCAATAGACTGAACCCCAATTATCCCTATGGATATGACCTTTGATACGCTGCCAACGGCGCCAGCTCCACCCACTCCAGTAATTGCTTGAAACGATATAACCTCTGCGCCGACAGTGCCGACAGCACCAGTCGCCGCATTGCCTGTAATTGCCTTGGTGCTTGTCAGGCCAACAGAGCCAACAGCAGCTGTAGACGCATTGCCTGTTAAAGCAACGGAAGCAGACTGAGTGACACTGCCAACTGCCAGGCTTGACGCATTGCCTGTAATTGCTTGTACATATGTTGCTACTACAGAGCCAACGGCGCCAGTTGCTGCATTGCCTGTGATGGCAACAGATACAGTTAATCCAACTGTGCCTACATTACCTGTGGCAATAGTCCCATTCTCTTGGATTGATCTGTCGGCCAGCAGCGTGCCAACGGCGCCGGTAGACGCATTGCCGCTTATGACGACATTGCCTATGCCATAGACGCCAAGGCCGTAATAGCCAGAACCATAAGCAGCCATACCGCTGCCTTAGTTAAGCCAGCCTGATCAGGCCGGTGCTTGCATCATTGACAGGCATGGTCAGCGTAAATGTTCCAGCAGTCACTGTCTGACTGCCAAAGGTATGCACGCTGACTGCCTTGTTTGACTGAGTCGAGTTATAGATCAAGACCGCGTCAAAGGCTGTAGATAAGGTCACAGCAGAGTAGCTGATGCTGGCGCTGGGGGTCACAAAGGCTGTAGTTCCACTGGTGCTTGGCGCAGTGCCAAATGTCACTGTAACGCCGCCTGCGGTGTAGCCAGTGCCACTCACCTCGTTTGTGGCGCTGTAGGCTGTGGTAGACGCATTGACAGTGGCAGATGCCAAGTACAAGGCAGCCTTGAAAGTGTCGGCGGCAGTGGAGCCGCGAGTGACGCCAGTGCCAAAGTTATGGTGGCCGACAAGCAGCTCACCTTTGAAACTGGTACACATACTTTGAGTGTTCGCGATGATAGTTCCCTTCTTGGGTTATACCCAATTCACATTTTGATGTTGCCATCTATTGCCTGATTTTAGACAACTTACATGGCCTTGAGTAACTCCAAGCTCCACAGCTATTTCTCTTTGCAATTTTGTTGATTGTTTTATCAAATCAACTTGATCGCTGGTAAGTTTTGATCTTCCATGCTTTTCGCCAATACTCATTCTTCCTTTGAGTTTTGCATCTTGCATATTTTCTAATCTTGTCCCTAAAACAAGATGTTCTGGATTAACGCATTTAGGCACATCACATTTATGCATGACATCTCTTGTGTCAAGCATTCCATTGAATAAACGATACGAAACTCTATGCGCCAACTCATGTCTTGCTGGCGTTCTAAAGAATCCATATCCATTTTTCTTCATGCAATATGCTGTCCATAACCAACAACAAGAATCGTGTTTATGTACATGAGACATAAACCTTTCAACTTCTGATTGTTTTGGTTTTCCAGCCATATTCAACCAACTGACTGACTGATGCCATCAGCAAAGACACCGCGCTTGAGCGCCATGTTGACAGATCGATGAACCAACTCACCAGCAAGCCAATACTCTACCCAGCTCGTTGTCTCGGTATCGTTCTCCAGCGAACCCTCACGCTTCTCAAGCAATGAGTCGTCCATCTCGCCCTTGGTGGTGGTAATAATCATCCAAATGTCCTTGCTCTTGCCATAATCGCGCCGCCCGATGTAGAACCCCGATCATCTGCAATCTGCAACTGATCCAGTCCTGCCTGGTACAGCGATGACCATACAGTGATTCTCGCATCGTCTTGCAAGTATGGCGCAGCCTGTAAGAGTGAGCCATACAAATAAACATCAGGCGCTTGAGTCAGCAGCCAGTTGGTAGTGTTTGTATTTGATAACTTAGCCAACTTTGCGTAATAGACCAACTGAGCTGTATATGCGCCATCAGGAATTGGTAGCAATCTAAACTGATTCCCGACAATGCTGAAATACAGTGGCTTACCGCTAGACAGGTAAGTCGTATTCGACAACTGATCCATTGCGTCAATGGTTTGGAATGACAGATTAGTAATTGGATTGGTATTGAGCTTGATGGATTTGGTTTCCAAGAAGTCGTCCGGCACAGTGCCATATTCAGCAGCCGCCGCAAATGTCGCATTAGCACGCACAATCATTTGGCGGGTACGCAACTGGCGTTCAATTTGAGCCTCGGCCAAGCTGACAAAGTCTGAAATGGCAGTCGCCAAATCAGTGCGGTTTAGCCAGTCGCCAACCGAGGTCTTCAGCTCCGCATAAGTCGTGAGTGCCATTAGGTAACCTTTTCAGTTTCTTGGATTTCACGCATCACCCAAGTATGGTCGTGCTTGAATTCAAACATCCCAATGTGGCCGATCTCCTTGCTCACATCGTGATCTATCCATATCTTAAAGCCTGCATCTCTGGCTTTCTTACAGAAGAAAACATCTTCACCAATGTAGCCACGCTTGTCATGCCGCCATGGAGTCTCAAACCAAGGCTCGGCCAGCTTTGCAAAGACATTGGCCTTGATCAGCATCACACCCATGCCAACCGATCCAACCTCTTGCAAGCCAGTTGATTCGGGCATCGTATAAACCAGCTCACGCTCGCCATTCTCTTTATAAATCTGTGCTGTTGGTCCTGTTGGCATACGCCGCCTAGCGCAGTTGGTTGCCACAATGTCCAAGTCATGCTGGAGCAAACGCTCAATCATGTCCTGTGGAAACCGCATATCTGAATCAATAAAAAGCACATGAGTGCATTTTTCACGCATCGCATCCAAGCACAACTCAGCTCGCTGATTGGCAATTAAAGTGCCTTGCGAGATTTTTAGGCTGACGGCATCATTGGTGTTTAGCGTGTGGTACGCCACCATATTGACTAAGTCATAGGTAAACATGGTGTGAACCATGTCCCGCGCTGGGGTTGCTACTGCAATGTATTTCATACTTGTCCTGGTCGTACACGAAAAAATCTGTTCTCAGGGTCGTTGATCCAACGCTTCATGTACTCCTGATCATCCAGCTTGCCCTCTGCTTTCAACTGAGCATATATAGACATAGGAATGCTTGCAACGCGGTGGAATTCGCCCTTCCAGCCAGCACGTTCATCCACCATATTGAATTCTTGCTTGTTCTCTTCAATGATGGCTGTTACATCCTGCTGAGTCTGAATCGTTGCCTCATCAGTCTCATCGTTGTAGTGCCAGTAGCGTGTGATGCCCTGATCTTTGTCTTCGCTAAATATTCTTTTTTCCATGTAAATAAGGGGAGGATTTCTCCTCCCCTTTTTCCTCTCAGTTGATTAAGAAGTGATCAAGTCTGCTGCCAAACCATGAGCATTTTCTGCTAATACGAGGTGGCCCCATTCGACGAGGAGCATGCGCTTTTCTGCATCGCCGGTCTTCGCCAACTCAACTTGTTGGTAAGGACGCAGGACAGTCATCTTTGCGTACTCAGGATCAAGTACCCATGCATCACGCTCGCGTTGAAAACGTGAGGGAATTACGGAAACTTGGCCGAAATCGCTCACATAAATATCCGCGGACCCAATGATAGTTGCAGGACGATCCCCACCATTGATGTTGTAGCGAGCTGATGCGATTCCAGCGAAACCTGACACGCGTTGCTTGTTGACTGGACCAACCATCAAAATCTTAGGTGTGCCGCCTTGTGTCCATACTTTCTGAATCACATTCTTGAGAATGGTTTCAGTGAAAGTGCGAACTGTGCCGTCAGTGCGAGCTGAGTTAGGCAAGGTGGTGTAGCTAGGATTCACGCCGTTGGTGGT